CTGTTGTTGGTTTTTTATTGAATACGTAAGACATGAAAACAAAAAGGAAAAATAATGAGTAGACATAGAAGTTATAAAAGATTTATAGGATACAGCACAGCATTTAGACAATGGAGAGCTGACTCGCATTGTAATCTAATCCATGGATATGCCTTTTGTTTTAAAGTATGGTTTGAGGGTGAACTCGATGATAAGGGTTGGGTTATAGATTTTGGTTGTTTCAAACGTAATGGTGTGAAGGAGTGGATGAAAAACATGTTTGATCATACAACTTGTGTAGCAGCTGATGACCCTGAGTTAGAGTTATTTAAACAGATGGATAGAGTAGACATCATAGACCTTAGAATACTTGAGGATGGTGTTGGATGTGAAAGATTTGCAGAGTTAGTAGCGAACTATTTACAAGAAGTAGTCACGAAAGAAACTAATGGTAGGGCAAAGGTATACAAGGTTCAGTGCTGGGAACATGAAGATAACATGGCAGAATATTATGTCTAAGACATTACCAATATTAGAATTATACAGATGTGTACAATCAGAGGGTAGTAGATTTGGTATCCCAACTATAGCGGTTCGGACAACCGGTTGCACTCATAGATGTTATTTTGGTGAAGGTGGGTGGTGTGATTCCTGGTACACGAGCATACATCCCGAGAAGGGTAAATATACTTGGGACGATCTTCATAAGATATATGATGACAATCCACAGATTGATGAGATGATGTTGACCGGTGGATCGCCTAGTATGCATCAAGAGTTAGTAAATGACTTAATGTATTTTGCCGATGATAGAGGCATATTCGTCACGATGGAAACGGAAGGTTCTCATGCATTCGAGACTGATATACCAATACACTTGTTAAGTATAAGTCCAAAATTTAGTAACTCGGTTCCAGTGGTTGGAACTAAGACACCAAAGGGTCAGATAGTAGATCAGAAATTTGTTGACATTCACAATAGATTGAGGCTAAATTTAGACACAATAGATGAGTTGATTTCATACCATTCAGATTATCACTTTAAACCTGTATGGGATGGAACGGAAGAGAATATTAACGAGATAGAAGAATTCAGAGTGGAGTTAAACATACCAAAATCTAAAACATATATTATGCCGGCAGGAGATACTAGAGAGACATTGATAGAAATGTATCCTAAAGTATTTGAATTGTGTGCAGAACGAGGTTACAGAATGACGGGTAGGGATCACATAATTGCATTTGATACGGAAAGGGAGGTGTAATGGATATAATAGGCGTGTGTGGTAAAGGTGGTTCCGGTAAGGACACTATTGCTAATTATTTAGTTGAACATTATGATTTTAATCGCGTAGCAGCTGCTGATGCCATGAAAGTGGATTTGTGTAAATATCTTGATATGGATCTGGAGACACTTGAATCTATCAAGAACAAAGAGTTGAGTTTGTGGGACATGCAAGATACTAAAGTGGTCAATCATGGCAAGTTCTCAGTGAGAAGATTTCTTCAATTATACGGTATGGATATGAGGTATAGAATTGCGGATACGTATTGGCTCGAGCGTTCTATTCAAGATAAGGTAAAGGAGCTTGGTACTAATGGAGAATCAAGCATAGTAGTATCTGATGTGAGATTTGAAATTGAATATGATTGGATCAAAAAGAATGGTGGAGATGTAATTTACGTAGGTGGAAGAACAGGATTGACAAAAGATCAGAGTGAACACGTATCGGAAAACTTTGTTAATACCACAGCACGAGATGAATGTGATCATTACATTGATAACTGTGGTAACTATAATGATTTGTACGAACAAATAGAAGGATATATGAATGGCGAGAATTAAAGTAAAGCATATTGTGTTAGGAACACATAATTGGCCCGATGCTGATAAACACTTTCCTGAGGTTGGATTTCTAAGGCATGAGCATCATCACGACTTTCACTTTTATGTCGAGTGTGATGTTGAGCATCATGACAGAGAGATAGAATTTATTATGTTGAGAATTGATCTCATGAAAATAATTGAAGATGAATATCCAGGAAAGTACATTAAAAAATTTGGAGCCAGTAGTTGTGAGATGCTAGGCTCGATGGTACTAAATAAATTAATAGAAAAATACGGAGATAGAAACTGGAAGGTATCTGTCTTTGAAGATAACATTCAAGGAGGAATAATTGAAAATTGATATATGCTATATTACTAGCACACCACATTTAGAGTCACACGCATCATTGGGTCAGAGACAACTCAGTTTAGCGCATAAGATATTATCAGATGAGAAGTATTGTGAATACTATTCTAAGCAACTGAACTATACTATTATGGACAATTCAGCATTTGAGTTTGAACAAGAGGGAAGAGGAGTACCTCAAGATATGGTATTGAGTGCAGCACAGATGTCTCTGCCAGATGAAATATGTGCTATAGATATATTGTTCAATGGAGCCGATACGGTAGACTCGGTTAGAGACTTTTGTAAGTTCGTGAACAAGAAGGATCAGAGCTTGTATGAACGTACAAAGTTCATGGCGATACCGCAGGGTAGGACGCAAGTGGAGTGGTTAGATTGTTATGAAGAGTTGGTAAGGATGGATAATATTGATGTGATAGGATTATCAAAGCTGTCTGTACCCGAAAGCTTTCAGGGTAATCATATAGAGAGTGGAAACTGTACTAAGGGTAGAATCAAATGTATAGATTTTTTAATTGAACATGATATGACTCCAGATAAATTTGGTAAAGAAACTCATCTACTTGGATCTGATAATGCAGGAATAAATGAGTTGACTTATTACTATAGTATGGGGTATGATTGGATACGTTCTAATGACACATCAATGCCATTTGTATATGGTTATACAGGAAATAAGATTGAGAATCGTCTTGTGGATGATATAGTTTTAGAAAAATTAGATTTTAGTAAACAGCTTTCTATGTTAGAATTGAAAACTGTAGACGATAACTTTGTAGCATGGAGGACAATTAATGTCGATTGATTATTCAGGAAAGATGCCTGATTTAGTTTTTAAGTATGATGAGAAACATATACCTGGGGATGACTTACCGGATCCGCAAATAGATCCAGTGATCCCAGGTGCTAGAATACCACTCAAAAAGGTTGGAATAGGTCCTGTCGACCTACCAGTCAAGTTGTTAAGAAGGGATGGAGAGAGTCAAGTTCTTCAAGCAGAAGCAAGTTTGTATTGCTCTCTAGATGACGTGAACGCCAAGGGGTTAAATTTATCTAGATTGTATCTTCTCATGCATGAAAAGATAAAAGATAAATTATCTATTGACGGTATTAAGGACGCTCTAACAGAATTAGCAGATAAGCAAGGATCACAAACAGCTTATTGTAAGTTACGTTTCAAGTACCCATGGACTCAACAATCTCTGAGATCTAACTTGGAGGGTCACATAGCATATAATACCACATTGGATTGTAAGTATAAAAAGACCTCTAATGGATCCAGCCCATACACATTTTATTTAACCATTGAGTATGTATACTCTTCGACCTGTCCATGTAGCTTTGAGTTAGCTTATGATGCTAGAACTAAAAGAGAAGCTGCAGCAAATGCACATAGCCAACGATCAATAGCTACAGTCACTGTAGGCTTTGATCCAACTGATGAAAAGATAGTTTGGATAGAGGATTTAGTAGAATTATGTAGAGAACACATACCTACCGAAGTACAGATAGTAGTGAAGAGAAAAGATGAGCAAGCATTTGCAGAGTTGAATGGAGCTAATCTATTATTTAGTGAAGATGTGGCTAGAATATTACACCAAGCGTTAGATGAGTGGTATGATAAAAACGTGATATCAGATTTCAGTGTATCGATATCACATGAAGAAAGTTTGCATCCTTGGAATGCAATAGCAGTAACGAGTAAGTTTGCCGATGATGGCACAAACTTGCGATAACATAGGAGTATAAATGTTTAATAATCCAATGGATCCCGTCAAGAAAGGATGGTTGAAAGGTGTTCTTGTTAGTCATGTAGAACCAAACGCTGTAGATTTACGAATAGAAAAAATATGGAAAGTTGATACAACTACAAAGTTTACACTACATCAGGAAGACAAGACTCACAGAGAACGAGAATTGGTAACGATAGAGGATAAAGATGGTAAAGAGATATGGAATTTGGAAAAGGGTATATATGATTTCATGTCACCAGCTTATGTCGAGATGCAACCAAGTACGGTTGGTTGGTTAGTAACTAGATCAACACTTAATCGTAATGGAGTGTATATTTTAAGTGGTCTGTATGATTCAGGATACCAAGGCCATATAAATGGTATGTTATATAACATGGGAGGCACTATGGAGTTAGAAAAGATGTCCAGAGTAGCTCAATTCATAATAGGTGATAGTAAAAGCTGGGGTTCATACTCAGGCGGATACAACACCAAAGAGGGCGACTTGCCGGAGTATCTAAATGATAATGAATAAAACTAAGTTAGAGAGGTTTATAATTAAATACTCTTTAGGAGGATCAATAGATTCTGTGAAGTGGATATTTAAAAACAATAATCTATTTACAGCTATGATGACTCCGGATAAGTCTTTGATTGGTAAAGTAAAAGTAGATAATGTTGATTTTAATGATCGTGTACTTGGTGTATACTCAACAGGTCAACTATCAAGGATGCTCAGTGTACTGGATGGAAATCTAGATGTATCGTTGGTAGAGATAGATCAAGCAGCTATATCACTGAAGTTGAAAAGTAATGGGAATGAAGTTAATTTTGCATTAGCAGACTTGAGTGTATTTGAAGATCCACCTTCTCTAAAGAATCTACCAGACTTTGATCTAAGTGTAGATGTGGATAGTAACTTCAGTAATACATTCATAAAAGGCAAAACTGCTCTATCAGAAATAGAAACTTTTAGCTTAATTCAAAACGGTACTACTAAAATTGTTATAGGTCACTCTAATACAAATTCACATAGGGTTAGCATACCTCTAAATGTAAAGAAAAGTGATTTTCCTATGGAGAGATTAACTTTCAACGCAAACGTATTCAAAGAGATACTTGTAGCTAATAGAGAGTGTACATTGGGTGAGTTAAAATTCTCAGATAAAGGGTTGCTTCATCTTAAATTTGACAGTGGAGACTATCATAGTGAGTATTTCTTAACAGCAATACAGGATGATAATTAATGATAGACCAATACATTTGGACTGAAAAACATAGACCTAAAGATCTAAAAAACTATGTAGGTAATGAACATCTCCGGAATAAATTTGAGGGATACATTAGCAGTTCTGATATTCCACATTTATTATTATATGGTAAAGCTGGAACGGGTAAGACCACACTAGCTAAAATAATAGTCAAGAACGTCTCTAGTGATTATTTATATATTAATGCTAGTGATGAGAGAAATATTGACACTGTCAGAGATAAAATTAAGACGTTCGCATCTTCTGTAGGTTTTAATCCACTAAAGATTGTAATACTAGATGAAGCTGATTATCTTACACCGATTAGTCAAGCAGCATTGAGAAACATAATGGAGACTTTTAGTCAACATACGAGATTCATTCTAACGTGTAATTATGTTGAAAGGATTATAGACCCAATCCAATCTCGATGTCAAGCATATAACGTCAAACCCCCTTCCAAGAAAGAAGTAGCTTCTCATCTATATAATATACTTCAAACTGAAGGTGTACAGTGTAAGGTGGATGATGTAGCTGTCCTAGTCAATATGGGATACCCTGACATCAGACAAGTAATAAACTCAGCTCAGAGACAGACTGTTGGTGGGAAGATAAAAATTGATGCTTCATCTGTCATAGAACAGAGCTATAAGCAACAATTGGTAGAACACTTATCAAAGAAGAGTTCACTACGAAGTATCCGTCAGTTAGTAGCAGACAATCACGTACAGGATTATAACGAACTAATTAAGTTCTTGTATGATGAGTTGGATAATTATGCATCACCTGGATCAGAACCACAAATAATACTACATTTGAGTGAAGCTCAATACAGAGACGTTCATGCCGTTGATAAAGAAATCAACTTCATGGCACTGATTGTAAACATATTAAAAACGGAGACATAATGTCAGAAACATACGGCCTAGGACAAAAACCAAGACAGCAACCTAATATCGATCTATCAAAAGCAACGGATATGGTGTGCGAAAAATGTGGTAACAACACATTTAAACAAACTACATTACTGAAGAGAATGTCGGCTATTGTATCACCAAACGGTAAGGATACTATCATACCTATAGTAGTGTTCGCATGCGAGTCATGTCTGCATGTAAATGAAGAGTTCACTAAAACTTCTGCAGTAGATTGAATATATTTGACTGGATCAAGCAAATAAACAATTACAAAAAGCCTTGGGAATCTTTTAGTGATGGGGACAAGAAAGCGTTTCAGCCATACATGATTAATAGATTTCTTAGTATGGACGCTGAGTTGCTCCCTCTAGTTAACCACTTTCAAAAATACAGTTTATCGTTGACTTCCTCACGAGATGTCTATAAGTTCTGGTGTACGATAATACCAAAAAATAGTAAATTTAATAGATACGTTAAAGGTAAAAAAGAAAGTGAATATCCAGATTGGTTGGTTGAGTTGGCTAGTAAACACTTAAACCTCAGTAAGAGAGATGCAGTAGAAGGATTAAGATTAATCAATGATAAAGAAATATTTAAACTATTTTGCAGCCAATATGGGGTATCAAAAGATAAGATGAAGAAGATAAAATGAAAAGAATCAGTTATAGTCAGCTAACATTATGGCAAAATTGTCCAAAGCAGTGGAAGCTCAAGTATATTGACAAACTAGTGGAATTCAGACCAAGTATACATTTACTATTTGGATCAGCTATGCATACAGTATTGCAGGAATATTTGACCACGATGTATACCCAAACAGCAAAGGCAGCAGATGCCTTACCGTTAGAATCAAGACTCCAAGAAGAAATGATCAAAGAGTTTATGTCAACCAAAGAAAAGCACGATCGTGTACCATGTACAAAGGAAGAATTACAAGAATTCTTTCAAGATGGTGTAGATATAATAAATTTCTTTGTAAAGCGAAGAGGAGAATATTTTTCCAAGAAGGGATGGCAGCTCAAGGGTATCGAAGTTCCAATTAATATTAAACTGTCGGAGAGTGTACGATTTATAGGTTTCTTGGATGTAGTCATGTATCACGAACCAACAAATACTTATAAGATCATAGACATCAAGACATCTACTATGGGGTGGAACAAATGGATGAAAGCTGATAAGACTAAAACTTCACAGCTACTCTTGTATAAAAGATTTCTTGCTGAGCAATGGAAAGTATCAGTAGAGCAGATTGATGTCGAATATTTTATTGTTAAGAGACGTTTGTATGAGAAAGCAGACTTTCCTCAAAAGAGAGTACAAAAGTTTGTTCCGGCTAATGGTTCAGTAAGTATGAACAGAGCAAGTAATGGGTTAGCAGAATTCATAGCAAAGAGTTTTACAGATGATGGACAATTCATTACGGAACAACCAGCTACACCAAGCAAGAAAGCATGTAAGTGGTGTGAATTTAGAAAAACGGAACATTGTGATGAGGGTGTGTAGTGAAGATAGGTATAGTTGGTTCACGTACTTATCAAGATAAACGCAAGGTCAAAGATTTTATATTTCAACTGAGGCAACGGTTTGGAGACGAATTGGTTGTGTTGAGTGGAGGTCAAAAGGATGGAGCAGATTATCTAGCTAAAAAGTATTCACTTGAGCTTGATGTGGAGTATAGAGAATATCCTCCATTTCACTATCCGTACAACATACATTGTGTGTTACCCGAAGATGTGTTTGGTAAACCGTTCAAGATGAGTTATTATTTTGTACGTAATAAACAAATAGCAAAGGCTTGTGATAAGTTGGTAGCATTTGTCACAAAAGGAAACTTAAATAGTTCATCAGGTACTACTTCAACAATAAACTACATAAAAAAGATGGGAAAAGATTTCATTATTCTCACATAAATCAACTGTTTTTATATCTACATAGATATATATCTACATAAGTATGGAGAATACAATGGACAAACCTATAAAATTAACATCGGTGAAAATATTAGAAACACTATATACTCATTTCAAAGTAGCTACTGTGAATTCTAACATGACGCTACAGAGACTGGCTAATAGATCAATGTATCTATATTTAAATGATCCGGATTTTCAAAACAAATTAGAAACAACTGACAACTTAACTGTCAGTGGAAGCAATTTTTAGTATGGCAAAGAAAAAAATATTACTACTGAGTGATGATATGCGTATGCATAGTGGAGTCGCAACTGTATCCAAGGATATCGTAATGAATACATTACACAAATATGACTGGATACAGATAGGAGGAGCTATCAAACATCCTGAAGAAGGAAAGGTGACTGACATGTCACAGATGGCGGCAACTGAATCCGGAGTAAAGGATGCATCTGTAAAGATTTATCCTGTTAGTGGGTACGGTAATCCTGATGTATTAAGAGAGATTATAGCAGCAGAAAAGCCTGATGCAATATTACACTATACAGATCCAAGATTTTGGATATGGCTGTATCAGATGGAACATGAAATAAGAACAAAGATTCCAATATTCTATAATAATATTTGGGATGACCTTCCAGATCCAATGTGGAATGAAAACTTTTATCGTAGTTGTGATCTCTTATTGTCTATTTCCAAACAGACGTATGGTATAAATAAAAGAATACTACCTGATTATGAAGATTGGCAATTGAAGTACGTTCCTCATGGTATCAACAGTAAGAGATTCTTTCCTGTGAATAAGTCGACAACTGAATATATTAACTTTTGTAAACAATACGAGCTAGATAAGTATGAATTTAAAGTACTTTACAGTAACCGTAACATCAGAAGAAAACAGCCTGGTGACGTAGTCATGGCTTTCAAACACATGGTAGATCAATTACCTGAAAAAGATAGAGACAAATGTGCTATCGTGTTTCACACTCAAGTTAGTGATGATAATGGAACTGATCTAAGAGCTGTATGTAAAGCAATGATGCCAAACTACAGAGCAATATTTACATATGATAGAGGTGGTCCGTTTGATGATCAAAAGATGAACTTCTTGTTTAATGAATGTGATGTTTATATCAACTTAGCATCCAACGAAGGCTTTGGGCTAGGTAGCTGTGAGGCTCTTACTGTCGGAACACCAATAGTGGTAAATGTTACGGGTGGTCTACAAGATCAGTGTGGGTTTCAAAAAGAAGATGATACACATCTTTCAGCAGAAGACTATGTTGAGCTAGGGAGCAACCACAGAGGTCAATATACTAAGTGTGGTGAGTGGGCGAAACCAGTATTTCCCGCAACCATATCACTAATGGGGTCACCTCCAACACCATACATATTTGATGATAGATGTACGTATGAAGATGCTGGTGAAGCTTTATTAGAATGGTACAATGTAGGTCCAGACGAAAGAGAGAGGTGTGGTAACTTGGGTAGAGATTTTGTAAAGAATAAAAATATAGGAATGGATGCAGCTGACATGGGACAAGGGTTCATAGATTCTATGGATGGAGCATTTGATAATTGGAAACCAAAACCTAAGTACACATTGGAGGTAGTATAATGTCTAAACAGTTAGTATTAATGCAGGGTCCATTCAACACACGTTCGGGATATGGTGATCATGCAAGATCATTGTTTTACGCTCTATATGATTCAAAAAAATATGATATCGTATTGGCAGATGTGAGATGGGGTGAGACACCAAGAAACTTTTTAAAGCCTAACAATCCCAGACATAAGCAAGTATTAGATTCCATTCTTAAAGCACCACTTAACCAACAACCTGATATTTACTTTGATGTTAGAATTCCAAATGAATTCCAACAAGTTGGTAAAGTCAATATAGGAGTGACGGCTGGTATAGAGACAACAGCAATTTCTCAGCCATGGGTTGAGGGATGCAACAAAATGGATATGATAATAGTACCTTCAGAACACAGTAAAGCTTCAATGGTAAATACTGTTTATGACCAAGTTAATAATATGCCTGACGGGACTAGTCAAAAGGTGGGGGAACTAAGGGTTACTAAACCAGTTAAAGTTCTCTTCGAAGGTGCGGAAGATGATATCTTCAAAGTTATCAAACCAGATGAAATTGAAAAGAAATTTTTTGATTACATAAACGATATGGTGGAAGAAAAATTTGCATTCTTGTTTGTTGGTCAGTGGGTCAAGGGAGGATTTGGTGAAGATCGCAAAGATATCTACCGAACCATTAAAGTATTTTCAGAAACATTTGCTAATAAATCTAAACAACCAGCTTTGATATTGAAGACAAGTGGAGCTACTTTCAGTATATTGGACAAAGAAGAGATCTTAGGTAAAATAAAAAGTGTACAGAGAGGGTTTCCTCAAGAGTGGAAGCTTCCACCGGTCTATTTATTGCACGGTGATCTTTCAGAGATGGAGATGAGTTATTTATATAATCATCCAAAGATTAAATCATTAGTTAGCTTTACTCATGGTGAGGGATTTGGTAGACCGTTACTTGAAGCTTCCATGGTAGATCTACCAGTGATCTGTTCCAATTGGTCCGGACCTGTAGATTTTCTTTCTAAGGAACACAGTTTGTTAATTGATGGTAAATTAGAAAAGATACCAAACTCTGCTGTGTGGGATCAAATATTGATAAAAGAATCTTCTTGGTTTACGGTTGATGAACATCAAGCATATACAGCTTTGAAGTATGCATATGATAATATCGTTGAGCTCAAGGATAAGGCAAGAGTACTTGGTAAACACAACAGATCCAAATACAAACAATCCGATATGATGGTGCTATTTAACGATATAGTCAGCAGTGCTGCCAAAGATGTTCCAAAACCAGTAAGTCTCAACCTACCCAAACTAAAGAAAATTTAATGAAGTTAGTTACTTATTGTTCATTATGTGGCGAGAAGTCTTTACATATTATAGA